ATGGATGCGAAAGCCGTAGCTCAAGGAATTCTTGAGGGAATAGAGTCTTTACCAAGGGGCATTGCCTATAGTGCTCGTAGGACATGGCAGGGAGCAGGGCTCGGCGGTCGAGAGCTTAAGCGCCGCAATGAAATCGAAACGGAACGGTTCATCAAGGTCGTTCGTGCCGGCTATGGTATCGAAGCCCCGCTACGTGAGCTGATAGCGGTGATTATCCGTGACTGCTATCAGCGGATGGATCTGCAAACACAAACCGTGCTAAGCCAAAAATTAAACCATGTAGAGGGTTATCTTACAGGACGTATGGGGACGCAGTTCATTCTGGTTCAGCAAATCACACACCATATTTTGAAAAAGGTTATCGGCAGCACACTTTTCAAATGGGTATTCAAAGGTGTCACCATTGCTGGGCTAAACATCATTCTTTTACAAGGAATTATTGAACAGGCCGCCGTTTCTTCGCGTCGTTTGCGGGAACAATATCCCTCAACGTACCATAAGCTCACGCCACGAAATTTGGACATGATCTACTTTCTGGCGGAGGAGTATCTTGAACCCTTTGTTGCCTATACCAGCAAATCGAAAATGTTCTGTGAAGGTGTGAATCATGAGCTATCTAAAGTCTTGGGGAAGTAAGCTCGGTAAAGGATTGTCGCACCTTGTGGAAGCGATTTTGGGCGGGATATTTTCTGTCGCTGCGTTTGGCTCACTGTTCTGGTTCGACGAATGGTGGCAACGAATTCTGAGCGCGGCAATATTCCTGTTACTGGTGTTTGTCACTATTGCTTTGTGTAGCCTTGTAAGAGGTGACCGATAGCGGATGGATCAATCAAAAGCCAGCGGTTGGATTTTAACTAATGGTTAAGTGATGATGACTTCCTATCGTTAAGTAATAAAATCAATGAACTGGCTAAAATCCTTTCTTGTGAAGTTCGTTAAATTTGTTGGCCGACAAACTGCTGACTTGGCTGAGTCCATAGTCATTGGCCTGTTCTCTATAGCGGCATTTGTTGCCTTGTTCTGGTTTGATGAGTGGTGGAAATCTATCGCTGCGGCTGTCGCGATCTTCTTTGCCGGCTTCCTGGTAAGTCTGGCTATAGGCTGGTTAAGAGGGTAAAGATAGCTGAGAGTGTTGGCATACTGCCGCCATTTTACCGCCACTGTGAGCAAGAAATAAAAAAGCCACTTCGAGAAAAGTGGCTTTTTTATATGATTTTAAAGCAAAAATTTGGTGGCCCCTGTTGGGTTTGAACCAACGACCAAGCGATTATGAGAACCATTCATGAAAGCTAAAAATCAATAATTTAGTTAAATAACAGCTTGTTATGTTATAAATATGAGGCAGTATAAGGCAGTGTGTCTAACTTCATGCGACACTTTTGCGACATTTTAGTAGAAGACCTCTTGTGAGTTATCTTCTTCTGGTAGGATTCCCTCTGCTTCATCTGGAATTTCACTGAAATCATGCCAGTTACTTATTTCCTTTCGAACTTCGCTGCTCCAAACATATCCATAACACTCTAGCCAAAATCTATAGGAGTTTGGGATTAATCCTTTCACAATAGCTTTGGCTGTATATTTCGATTCCGCGTTTCTGATGGAGTTTACTCGTCTTAGTAACTCTGCTAATACGTACATTTCAGAGCTAAATCTCTGCTTTTGATCTCGCATCACATTGTAAGCTTGCTCCCATAACTCTTCAGGCTCTGTCACCTGATTTGCATAGCACTTCGTTTTTAGGAATGCGGCGAATTGATTAGGAAGTGCGTGTCTTTGATTAATTGTAGGGTTGCTGTCAATTATGCTATCGAGCATTTTTGTTAGGGATATGACATCATTTAATTGCTTTTCAGTATTTGCTATTTCTAATTGCAGGTCGAAATTTTCCTTTTCCTGTTTACTGGTTTTTCTCATTTCATTTAGCGTGCCAATCAATATAATAACACTAATCAAACTGAATATAGGACTATAGATACCACTAAGGTATGAGCCGAATGCACCCCAGTCTTGGCTATTACTAGATAATCCATTGTTGAACTTTGATAGATACAGAGCCAAAGGGATAACCACAACAAGTATAATTAGTGGTGTAAGTATTTTAAAAATCTTATTCATTGTTAATAATCCTTGATAATGGATTTAAACGGCAAGCATCTTCAAGATGGTCTGGTGCAAAATGGGCATATCGCATTGTCATTTTGATGTCGGTATGACCGAGAATTCTTTGCAAAACGAGAATGTTTCCACCGTTCATCATGAAATGGCTCGCAAAGGTATGCCGCAAAACATGGGTCATTTGACCGTCTGGTAATACAATGCCAGCCCGTTCAATCGCTGAGCGGAAAGCATAATAGCAAGGGGTAAACAGAGGGCCATTTCGTTTAGGTAGTTCGTCAGCAAGTAAAGGGTCAATCGGTATTGTACGATTTTTCTTTCCTTTGGTTTTAACAAAGGTGATTTTGCTTCCCGATACCTGAGAGCTTTTCAAGCTTTCAGCCTCACTCCATCTTGCTCCTGTTACTAAACAGAGCTTGGCAACCATTTCCAGATCCTTGGCTGAGCTTTTACGACATTCATGTAGAAGCAAGTCGATCTGCTCATCTGTAAGATAGGCCATCTCGCTCTCGTCAACGCGAAACTGGCGGACGTTTTCAAGTGGATTTGGTTGTACCCATTCCCCTAATCTTCGAAGTTCGTTAAACACTGCGAGAAAATACGCAAGTTCAAGGTTTAAGGTACGGGGGGAAACTTTCGCTATTCGTTTTGTTCGGGCAAAATGACCGCCCAAGCGTTTAGCTCGATAGGCTGTAAAAAGTTGCGCATTAAATTCTGTGGCAAGAGGGAAGCCCATACACTCGGCAGCCCACAGCATAGCACTTCTACGCTTTTCGCCATCATTCAAGGTGATGCCATGGCGGCTAAACCATAGCTCGATCAAGTCTGTCAGACGGCGTTTTTCTTTTCCTTCCCTGAGCCAAGGGGCTGATTCAATCTGCTCGAGTGTGTAATTTTCAAACGCAAGTGCTTCGCCCTTAGTGGCGAACTTTTTACGAACCCGCTTACCCTCATTACCGTTACTGCGATCAACGGTATAGAAGTCTGCTATCCAACGCCCGTCGGGCAGCTTCCGTACAGGCATTACTTATTCCACCGTCAGCATAACGCGCCCAAGAACGGTTATATCATCAATATCGCAATCAAAAGCGGCTCCATGACCGCTAATGCGCACTTTCTTAACCGGTATGCGTGTAAGCGTGCGGATGCCTACCTTGCCTTCTATTTCAACCAGCCATAAGCCATCGTGAACCTCGTCATACTGCTCATCAACAATGTACTGAGTGCTACCGTGGATCAAGCACATAGGCGCAGAGGGGAGATTGTTTGGATCAAGGAATATCCCTCTGTCGAACAGAACGCTATCAGCGTCATGCAGGTGACCGTTGATTAGTTTTTTTCTAATTAGATTTAGTGCGTCTGGTTTGACATCCCGAAAACTAACCCCTTTTCCTGTTACCAGCCATTCAATGCTAGTTCCAGTTTCCAACGCACACTGCAAGACGATATCTGCTGGAAAAACATCACGTTTGTACCTGGCGGATAGACTGCTGGCGGCAATACCCAAGTGTTCGGCAAGCTGCATTTTCATGCTGAAACCGTAGGCGGACACGACTCTATCGAGAGTCTCCGAGGTTGATTTAGGAAAAGTGAAGTTTAGGTGTTTGCTCATTATCGAAGTTGACACTTAGATTTAATCTAAGTAATCTCCATGTTGTTTTGAATTAGACTCATATTGCCGGATATTGCCGTATCTGGCGCTAATCAAGGAAGTTTGCCTTATGCGACCTAACATTACAATTGTCATCCCTGAGCCTTATCTACCGCTAGATGAGTATTGCCGCCGTACTGGAACCAACAAAGAAACAGCTAAGAATTTGATTGAATACGGAAAATTGCCTATCAAGCCAAAGGGCAAGCAGAAGAAAGGGCTCATAGAAGTGAACATGGCTGCCCTGACAGTGCAGGCCCTGAGCGAATGTAGCGTTTCTCTTCAGGCTTAATCTATTTTATCGATTAGAGTAGAGCTAACCATGTTTGATTACGCTGTTTCTAAACATCCGCACTTCGATGAAGCCTGCCGTCAGTTCCCAGCGCGCCACAGTGTGACGACCCTTGCTAAACAGCTCAGCATGAACGCCCAGACGCTGCGCAACAAATTGAGTCCGGGCCAGCCGCATCAGCTCACCTGTGCCGAACTGCTGGCGATCACTGACGCTACAGAGGATTCCAGTCTGATTGATGCCTTGTTGGCACAAATCAATTGCATGCCGTCCGTGCCTGTCAATGAGGCTTGCGCCGGGAATATTCCAACGTATGTACTACAGGCTACGGCCGCAGTTGGAAACGTTGCCGCCGCCGCCGTGCAGGGCGACCACAAAACGCCAGTACGCAAAAGCGCACTGCTTGAAAGCGTCAACACGGCGATCCGCCATTTGTCGCTGATCGGGTTGACCGTTCAGAACCGCATCCAATCCACCCCGGCGCTAGCCTCCACCGTTGACGTGATCAGCGGCCTGAGCGCTGTTGCTGGTTTAAGCTGAGGTGAAGACCGTGGTAATTTCTATCGCTCCACTGCTGAAACAACAAAGCCCATCACGGCATTTTGAACATGGTTTTATTGAACTGCCGGGCGGCAAGCGCTGGCGCCCACGTCACGATCAGGCGGCTTTGCTGCATAGCCTGTCAACGACTAAGCCAGTTTCGCCGCTGCGTCGTTTATTCTGCCGTTAATTGGGGCTGTCATGTTGTTGGCTACTGAAACACAAAAAGCGATCGGCATTAAGCGCATTTCACAGATTAAGCGTGAGCTCTTCCCGCATAAGCGGAATCAGGCGCAAGAGGCTTTTGATAAGTCGCCGGAACATATCCGCAGAACTGTTTGTTTTCATGCCGGGCTGAAAGAGCGGCATATAAAAATGAAGTTTGCAGAAATGAGTTATTCAGAGCGTAAACAAATTGTGTGGGCGCTGAATGACCTGATTGATTTATCAAAAACCTTACCGCGATTTATCAGTGATGATGATTGCGAATTAAACGTTAATTAACCGCATTGCGTAATTCTGGCGTTAACCCGCCGGGCATCGCTTTGTCTGAAATAAGGAATTTACGATGAAAGAGTCTTTGCTTCTTACTCCAACTTTAACCAGCTCGGCAAATAACGCCTTTCAGCGTGGTGTTGTCGCTGGTACTTGCCGCGCTGTTTCTGCCTTAACAAATGAGTTTCAAGATTTGTTAGATAGCGCGCGTATTGATGAACGAAAAAACCAATCTCAGGTAGCTGCTGCGCGTTTGGTTCGGCTGGCGGCCCATATCATCCAAGAGGGGTTAACAGCGGTCGAGGCTGTCGAACTGCTCCGCAATGAGGCTGAAGCTATCGAGCACCAAGCGCAGGAGCTGCACTAATGGCTGACCCAATGGACTACGAACAGGAACGGCAAGCGCTGGTATTGAGTGCGCAGATCGCCAATGCCCGCAAATCCTCCGTATTGCCTTCCGCCTTCGTTTGTGAAGAGTGTGATGCCCCGATACCTGCCGCGCGTCGCGCCGCCGTTCCCGGCGTTGACACCTGCGTGAGCTGTCAGCAGCTCCGCGAGACGCAAAGTCATCTTTACGCGGGGAAGGCATGACGGAATTCTATATTTTGTTCGGCCTGCTGGCGTTGCTGGCAGGTCATTTTATTGCGGCTGATTTGAGCGATTTAGAATTTGCACGCAGACCAGAAAACCAAAATTACGATTAAGGAAACAACATGGAAATTAAAATCGGCTCTGAGTTTGTTATCACCAGCGATAACCTGCAATTCATTCTTAATGCGGTGAAGGTAGGGAAAACAGGAAAAAGCGAAGGCCAAGAGCGTTACGAGGCTATCGGCTATTATCCTACGATTAACCAGCTTGTGAACGGCCTTATTCATCACAGCGTCCGCAATTCCAGCGTTAATAGTATTGCATCACTGGGCGCTGAAATAGGTCGCATTGGCAACCTGTGCCAAGAGGCTTTTGCGGCATGTGAGGCGGCGAAAGCTCAATGAGCCAAACGGCTGCCGCCTACGCTTACCCATGGAACGAACCGCGCCCGGCTGTTGCCGGGCCGGTAAGACCGCTTACCCGTGAGGAACTCGCTCAGGGGCAAGCTGTTTTAACCAATATCCGCCGCCTGCCGCGCTTCCTCAGCGCCATGTTCCTGACGCGTTACACCAACTTGCTCAAGAGCAAAGGGCTACACGACGCTAACAAATGGCTGGTATTCCAGTTCGATCGCCGTATCTGGCCGCGCCTGCAAACGGTGAGCGCCAAAAATGCGATGAACCTCGCCGCGTCAATGCGATTTTCTGCTGAAGTTGATAATTACGCTTCACTGCCCGGCATGGATGACAAAGAGTTACGCCGCCTCGCCGATCGGGTGGCCGGTCAACTTCTGCAGAATTATGAAGATTACTGCGATGAGTTTGTGGCGGAGAATGGCGGCGACAATGCCGGGCTTTTCGAAGATGCCACCCAATCAGAATTTTATGGCCGCATTGCCGGTATGGCGCGCGCCTTCAACATCACCCCTATGCATTGGCGCAAATACCGCAAGGGCAAACTGGATGCCCGGTCAGCGATTGCCAGTCTGTCACGGTTGGTTAATTCCGAGTGGTGGGAGCGGCAGTTGAAAGCCCAGCGCACGCAATGGCGCGAGGCGTTGTTGATCGCCGTCGGCAATGTGAACCGTGGGGCGTCGTCCTACGCCAGTCGGCAGGCAATCCGCGATGTGAAAGCGCGCCGACAGTCCAATTTTGATTATCTGAACAGCCGCGAGCTTGAAAACGTCGAAACCGGCGAACGTTTCAGCCTGATAGACAAGGTGATGGCGAGTATCTCTAACCCGGAAATTCGTCGTATGGAGTTAATGGCGATGATTGCCGGTGTTGAGCAGGCCGCCGCTACGCGGGGCGATAAAGGGATGTTTATCACCATCACCACCCCGTCCAAATATCACCCGACGCGTGCCGTCGGAAAAAATACCCCGAAAGTGCATTTTAATCACAAATGGGATGAAGAGGCGTACACGCCAAAAGACGGACAGCGCTACCTTGTGAAGCTGTTTAGCAAGATCCGCACAGCGTTTAAAGATGCGGGCCTGCAGGTCTACGGCGTGCGCGTTGTCGAACCGCACCATGATGCGACGCCGCACTGGCATATGATGCTGTTTACCTCCAAAGAGCAGCGCCAGCAGGTGATCGACATCATGCGCCGTTATGCCATGGCTGAAGATGGGGACGAGCGCGGCGCTGCCAAAAACCGGTTTGACTGCAAGCACCTGAACAAAGGCGGTGCGGCGGGCTATATCGCCAAATACATTGCAAAAAACATCGACGGCTATGCGCTGGACGGCGAGCGCGATCATGAAACCGGCGAGCTGTTGACTGATACGGCCGCCGCCGTCACCGCGTGGGCGTCAACGTGGCGTATCCCTCAATTCCACTTTATCGGCCTGCCGTCGCGCGGCGCATGGCGTGAGTGCCGCAAGATCCGCTCTGTCAGTCTGGCCGATGAGTTTGACGAAACCGTTGAGGCGGTGCGCGCTGCTGCTGATGCCGGTGACTTTGCCGCTTACATTCTGGCCCAGGGCGGCCCTAATGTTGCCCGTGACGATCAGACTGTGCGTGTAGCCCGCCGGGTTGCCGACGAGCGCAACGCCTATGACGAAGAAGTGCAGAAAATCGCGGGGATTTTTGCTCCGCACATCGGCGCCGATCGCGTTTATGAAACCCGCACCACGCAATGGCGCATCGTCGCTAAAGCCGTTGCCGTTGAGCCTTTGACTTTGAAAAGCGCCTCCGGCGCGCCTCGGAGTCCTGTCAATAACTGTGGGTTGGTCGGCAGCGGTGGCGCCGAAAATACGCAGGATGGCGAGCCTGTAGAGGCTGTGGCGGTGATGGAACACCATCCAGACACCCCAATTGACTGGGATGACATGACCGTTGCACGGTCTGTTATGGCGCGTTTACGGGCAGATGCCCCGCAGAGAAACAGGCAACAGAGAAGCATTGACCCATATAGCAGGCCGGAGCCAGCTCCTTCAGCAAGATTAACCGCTGCTGAACGCGATCGCGTTCCCAGAATTTACTCAGAGCTGGCACTACACGGCATCGAGCCAACACGCTCGGAACTGGAAGCACTGGCCCGCGGCGCCAAAGTCAAATTTGGTGATATTTCAATGCACTATCCGGCGGTTAGCGATTGGGCGGGCTTCCAATAATTTCTTGCGCAATTAAATCCGATAGGCATATACTGTATATATATACAGTAATTAAGCATCGGAGGGAAAGGGTGCAAGCAGTGGATGAAGTGGTTGTTTTAGAAAGAATTGAACTCATCGCCCGTCTGGGGGTTTGTTATGAGAGCCAAGCGAAAGACAAAGACATTGCACTGATATGGATTTCAGAACTGGCAGGGGAGATGAAAACCAGCATTGCCCCTGAAAAAGCAGAAGTGATCAGGCAGCTTGCCGCGATCTCTTAATCCATAGGTGAGGTATTAACGGTTATGTGGATCATAGACTGAATGAACACATTATGATTGAACGGTTTGAGTGATTGCGAGTCTGACGGTAAGAGATACTTGGCATGAAAAGAACCTGAAATTGCTTTAGGTATCATTGCTGAACCTGTTAACTTAAAGTTAATACGTATTGACTTTTAGCAACTAATTGATAGTTAGTTGATTTTGTGGTTTTCTGTTCTGTCTGTATCTGTGGCCACTCCTCCCAAAAAATGAGAAAATCAGTAATATGTGAAAACAAGCTTCTTTCTGAAAGAGCTTTGGCTATAATACGCGGTCGGTTTTTAGGAGGGGTCAATGCCAACTGTAGTGTCGCTTTTTTCTGGGTGTGGTGGTTCTGATGCAGGTGTCTTGGGGGCGGGATTCGATGTGCTTATGGCAAATGATATCCTGCCTTATGCCCGTGATGTTTATTTAGCTAACCATCCAGAAACTGACTACGTATTGGGTGACGTTTCTGCTATTAAGTCTTTTCCTGCGGTCGATTTACTTGTCGGGTGCTACCCTTGCCAAGGCTTTAGTCAAGGAGGGGTTCGAAAAGCTGATAGGAAAATTAATACGTTATACCTAGAGTTCGCAAGAGCATTGAGAGCAATTCAGCCAAAAGCATTTATTGTTGAAAATGTTTCTGGCATGGTTCGTAGTAATTTCGAACATCTCCTCCAAGATCAATTCAAGGTCTTCAAAGAGGCGGGCTATAGAGTAAAGTCACAAATTCTTAATGCTTCTCATTATGGGGTTGCTCAAGATCGGAAACGCATTTTCATTGTAGGAATTCATGAAAAATTCGACTTTGATTATATATTTCCTAAAGCTTCTCATGGTGAAGGATTAAAACCCTTTACAACCATTAGAGATGCTATAGGTTCTATGCCTGAGTGGCCTGAAGGTGAGTTCTATGATGCTGATTTCCATTGGTATTATTTATCTAGGAATCGTCGCCAAGATTGGGAGCAAGTTTCTAAAACTATAGTAGCTAATCCAAGGCATATGCCATTACATCCAATTAGCCCTATTTTGGAGAAGTTAGGCCCAGATAAATGGCAGTTTACATCCGACTCTCCTGCTCGTCGGTTCAGTTTCCGAGAAGCCGCACGTTTACAGGGCTTTGGCGATATTATTTTCCCTGAAACTGAACGAGCTTCTATGAATATGAAGTACACGGTTGTGGGGAACGCAGTACCGCCCCCATTGTTTGAGGCGGTTGCTAAATCATTACCAAATATTTGGGATTAATTAACTTGTTCTCATTTCTTGATTTATTAAATAAGGAACGAATCTTATGCATCGACGATGAGATATTTCGACGTTGCGGGTTGTCAGATTAATTAGCCTTAATCTATCAACGAAAATTGCAGCTCCTATGTCACTCAAATGAGCCCATCCAATGTTGTGCCATCTCAGATCTTGGGGAAGAAAATAGTAGTTGGCCCATGGATGAATTACTGGAAGCATGTGATGCATTTTGGCTGGAGATGCCTCTAGTTGTTTCGCGACCCACTCATCTTTTGAACACCCACATTGTGCGAAAGCTATTGGTAGTGATGGTCTATTATCAGCCATGTCGTGCCAGGCCAGCATATCAATCCCGCCATCACCACGATCTCCAGGCTTAAAGTGATCAACAGTAAAGGTCGTGGGACACCTAATATCTTGAGCTATCTGAGTTAGCTTGTCATAAAGCAAGCCGGTATAGTTGCCTGCATTACCAGCGCTTGCCCAGCAGGGGGTTACTGTTGAACCAACTGGCATGAGGCTTTTAAATATAGGTAAGCTAATTTTTTCGAAAGCGCCGGTTAAAATATGTCTTTTCTTGGGTTTTATATATTTTATATTCGCGCAAAATAACAGAGCAATATAAAGCTTCTCATTTTCAGAGAAATCTCTGTGATGATCATGCTTGAGATAGATAGTATCTCTATCTTCAGAGAGATAAAATGGATAGTTATCTCCAAAAAGAGCAATTCTTGTATCAATAAATGTTATAGCCCATTGCCATTTTTCATCTGAAAATGTACGGTTTTTAGGGCGAGGCTGAGCTATACAAATACTAGCAAGTTCACCTCGACTAAAACAATTGTCAATACTAGCTGTCGCCCATATTTCAAGGTAATCGGCCCATAAATATGGCTCATTATCGGGCAATGAATCTAACCTTTCCAACATTATCGATCATCCTCTCTGGCATCTTCGATATGCCTTTTTATTTTTCTTGAAATGCTTGCTATTTCACTGGCATGGGCCTCCTGTCTATCGGTAAATTTATTGTTTTTCAGAAGCATATCCCATACAACCTTTAAACTTGACTCTGCTGCATTAAGGGCTTCTTCTAATGCTTCTTCCTGACCATTAGTATAAAGAAAAGCTTCTTCGATATTTTTAGATTTTATTAAATTATCAACAGCAGCTTCAGAAGCAACGATTTTATTTAGTTTCTGTATTTTACGACTTTCACCAATGATAGTTTCGCCGTGTTGATCACGCACGAAGAACCAAGCGAATAATTTATTAAGATTATCAATGTGTAAGTTTTTTGCGTCCAGATCGTTTCGATCTTCAAGACCAAGCCAGTCAGTAATGTTTTTGTAGCCCAGGGCTGTCGTAATGTATGAGAAATCAACATCTTTTTCATCCATTGGCAAGTCAAAAAAATCATTATCTGATGCTTGTTCATATAGATTTAATGACGTAAGTAATAAGCCGACATAATAGGGCTTACTACCAATTTCTTTTGCTAATGACTTAAAAAGTATGGAGTGAGAGCTTCCTTTGTAAAAAGTATCGCTGAGCTCTTTTAGATATTTAGCCTTTGATAGAGCATCCCATTCTTTGACACCAGTGATGTGCCTATAACCGATATATCTAAGTACATCCTCTCGATTTTTATATACCAAACATGGTAGCTTTTCAGGTTTGTGTACCGCTTCTTCTAAAATTAATTGAACACTTTTTTCTTTTTTCTTAGGAGGTGTCAGATCTCCGTTAAGAAGTTTTACTGCGGCTAGACGACGGTTGCCTTCAACAACAACATAGTTTTTCCCTTTTTTTACAACCAGTAATGGTTCTCCGGGAAAGTAATCTTGTTCACCAATTGACAGCATTAGGTCTTGAACGCTTTCATCATCAAGCATCTCCTCAACTACTGCGGCATCAGAACCAGCTCTGTCATTCAATCGATAAAAACGAGGGTTTTCTGGATCAAATTCCAGTTTTCCCGTTTCGATGTATTGGATTGCGTTAGACATAATCAATTAACTCTCAAGAAGATTTCAGATAGCTTAACTACTTGTTCTCAAAGTGTCATCATTGAGTTGTGTTGACTGTGCTTTTGCGCATGAATTTGCATGCTTGAAGTTTGCCCATTTTGGCTGTGCTTTATTAGTGCTGGCGCGGATCGCGCTGGATCATGCAACTGCATTAAAAGCGACACATAAAGCGCGCAGGCGAGGCGGGGATAGCATTGCGCGCAAGCCGTGTTGAACCCCTCCCAAAAGATCCGCCAGCGTCCCGTCATGGCGATTTATCGCAATACTTGCATGAGAATGGGGGGGTGATGTCGTGGCGCCATGATGGCGCTCTCAGGCGCTTACAGCGCACTGTATAACATTGCCAACCAATGACACCAAAAAATGACACCATAATATTCTTGTGATGGTGTCATAAAGTGATACTATAAACCCCATGAACAAACGACACCAAAAAACGCTGTCAGATGTATTTGCTCGGCCTGTCAACGGTTCTATAAAGTGGTCTGATGTTGAGGCGCTTTTTACCGCATTAGGGGCGGAGATTCACGAAAGGGAAGGTTCTAGGATCGCGGTGCTGTTGAAAGGTGAAAAAAGAGTCTTTCACCGGCCACACCCCAGACCTACCACTGACAAGGGGGCGGTTAACTCCATTCGGATCTGGTTGGATAGCTTAGGAATAAAATCATGATGAATAACACACTGAAAATTGACGGCCATACGGCCGTCATCAACTTCGACCCGGAAATTGAAATGTTCCGGGGCGAGTTTGTCGGGCTGAACGGCGGCGCTGACTTCTACGCCTACAGCGTGGATGAGCTGAAGAAAGAAGGCGCGATCTCACTCGCGGTCTTTCTCGATGAGTGCAAAAAAGACGGCATAGAGCCCTACAAGTCGTACAGCGGCAAAGTAACCACCCGTCTGTCGCCGGAACGTCATCAGGCGTTGGCCCTTGCTGCACAGGCCACCGGACAGTCGATTAACGAGCTGCTGAATGAAGGCGTTGATCTGGTTATAGAGAAACATTCATAACATGTTGTTTCCGAGTCCTTTTGTGAGGTGCTAAAAAAAGCCAACATAAAACTTTACCGTCACGCATGAAAGTGCAATATTGTGCGTGACTGTTAGTTTTCATGATGAGGTGTACTATGGCTTTCCGTGCAGAAGAAGCAGCACAAGCAGGATTCGAACGTGCTTACAAACTACTTGTCCCTCAAGGGGCGGGTAGTAGTGATCGATTGAAAATAAAGAACAAGCTTCAGGAAATTATTAAAAAGTGTGGCCCTGTTGTTGACGGCTATCCAGCTTGGCACCCATTTATGAGTGAGGCTGATCCTGAGGCATGGGCACCGATGACTCCAAATAACCTCCCAAGTTTTAATGGTCTGGACCATACAGTTTATTTCCAAAATGGCATACTTACGTGCCCTTATGGTCACGTTGATGAGCTAATTACAAAAATTAATGCGTTTGAGCATAAAGATGCAGAAATCAGTATTACGAGATTGAAAGGCATTACCCTTTATAACGCTCAAGCTGTACCTCTCCTGATTCAATGTGATTGGAATTATGAGTGGAAAGAGCACGACGGGACTTTCAATTTACGAACTGCATTGGGATTGATGTTGGAGAGGGAGATCCCCAATTGGCGTTGGGCGTCTTTTTGCGAAACTTGGGAGAATATGAGCAGCCAGATAATCGGTGAGCCTCACGGCGCACGCTCATCGTTATTTGTTAATCAGGTTACTGGGCAAAAATTAAAGAATGTCTGGAATCAGATTATAAAATCTGGGTTACTAGGGGTTCCAAAGGATTAAAAAAACAAGGGGCGAATAGCCCCTTATTTTTCAAGCGTCGCGTTTTAATCTGCCCCTAACTCATAAGGTCGGAAGGCGACCACCTCTTCCCCGATCCAGTCGTTCACCTCTTTCATGCGCTCTTGCAGCGGCGTTAGCTCGTTGCGCACAAACACCTGAGCGGCCTTTTTCACGTCCCCGAAGCCGCCGGTATTGTTCGGGATAATCCCCATCATCTGCGGCGGTACGCGGTGCGCGCTTAGCAGATCGTCGCGGCTGGCGTTCTTGATGTTGAAAAAGTCGTCTTTGGTGGCGACCTCGGACAGCGGCAAAATTTTGATGCCGTCCGGCTTGCCGTTCGGTGCGTACATAAACAGATTGCGGAAATTCCCCAAGCCCTTGGTGTCGCGCATGGCTTGGCGCATTCTGTCTACGTCGCTGGTACTCTGGGCCGCGTCGGTCATATACAGGATGTAACCGGCATGCGCCCCGTTCTGGTAATACTTGCGGCGAAACAGCGTCGCCGCCTCGTTCAGCCAGGCGGAATTAAGCGCGCTGAGGTACTCCGGCAGGCCGTACAGTTCCTGATTGATGTCCGGCTCAATCAGGTGGAAAACACTGTCGGTCTTGAAACGGTGCGCCTCTTTCCAGTCCTGCACAAACCAGTAAGCGCCGCGTTCCACGCCGCGCCGCGTGTACTTGGCCGGGGAGGATTTCAGTTGCAGCGGTGCACCGAGCCGGTTTTGACGTTCTTCTAAATAGGCGTTGCCGAACACCAGATAATCCAGCGCATAGCGGCTAAATTCCTGCTGACTTAACAGCCGGTGTGGGATGAATGTAGACGCCAAAATGTTGCGCTTAACGTACATCGGCGAGCTATGATGCACGGCGGCGCGCACGCTGCGCGCCAGCCCGTCGAATGAGATCGGCGGCTCGTACCACTTGCCGTTGGTCGTGCATTCGATGTAATCCAGAATTTCCCGCTTATCCAGCACAGCGGACGGCTCGCCAAAGGTGAACGCCTCAAAATCCTGCTTCTGCTCTGCTGCCGGGGCTGGCGCCGTAGGGGTAAATGCCTTGCGGCCTTTGCGCTTGCTCATCAGTAAAACTCCAAAATGTTCGGGCTGCTGTGGCCGCTACCTGCGGTTAGCGGTTCGTTTAAGAGGGCGTGCATGATTGCCCACGCGACATCGGCGTGGCTGGCTTCTTCGCTGCGGCTGGCGGTGTAGGTGGAGCGCGCGCCGCTGGCAGTCATGGTTTTGCGGATCGCCATAAAGGCGGCGGTGATGTCGGTGTGGCTGGTGTCGTATTCCAGACAGCCGCGCCCGATGGTGTCTTTTGCCTTCAGCACCATGGCGGTTTTGATTTCCGGGGTGTATTTGATTTCCCGCACGGCCGGGAAGAACTCGCGCACCAGCTGGAAAACGCCTTGGCCGACGGTGGTCGCATCGATGCCGATGTACTCCACGCAATATTTTTCGGTAAGGTCTTTAATCTTCTGGGCCTGCGCGGCAAAGTTCATGCCCTGCCACTGGTGGCGCTCGAGCACGCGGAACTTGCCCCCAGCCACCATTGGCGGCGCGATCACCGCGCACCCGGCGCTGTCGCCGCCGTTGGCTTCCGATGGGTCGTAGCCGATCCACACCGGGCGATAGCCAAACGGCCGCACGGCGTAAGGGTTGAAGTCCTCCCATTCTTCCAGCGTATCGACCATGCAGCCTTGCAGCTCGGCGAACGGGAATACCGACGCGGTATCGTCCACAAATTCACACATCAGCAGGTTCTGATACTCAGCCGGGCTGTATTCGAGCGACAGCTGATCGAGGTCGAACAGGTTACAGCCGCCGGTCAGCGCATCCTCAACCGTGACAATCTGACGCCATTGGCCATCACCGCACAGCACGCCTTTTGACAGGTGGCTGTGGCTGAGGTCGAGCTGAACGTGATCGGCTTTACTGCGGCGGCCTTTGTTGAACAGTTCCCCCGACCAGAACGGATAAGCGGAGTGCGCCAGACTCGACGGCGTGGAAAAGTAGGTAGTGCGCCACCGCTTGTGCAGCGACATCCCGCTGGCGACTTTGCGCAGCTCCTGAAACTTCGGTATCCAGAAATACTCATCAAGATAGAGATTGCCGGTGTAACTCTGCGCGGTGCGCACGTTAGTGCCGAGGAACATCAGCCGGGCGCCGTTCGGCAGCACCATCGGATCGCCTTTCAGGTCAACCTCGACCAGCCGAGCAAAATCAATGATGTAATTGCGGAACACATGCGCCTGCGCCTTACTGGCTGACAGGAAAATCTGATTGCGGCCGGTGGTCAGCGCATCGAGCAACGCCTCACGGGCAAAGAAGAACGTGGCGCCGATCTGGCGCGATTTAAGGATGTTGCGGATACGGTGTTGCAGTCCGGCGCGATACCACCCCATTTGATACTCGAAGGTGGTTTCCGTGAAGATGCTTTGCAGTTTCTCCACGGCGGCCTCGCTGAACACGTTGCGCTCGGCGGGTTTGCGCTCGCCTTTGTTGCGGTTGGCGACGTTCGGGTTTAAGTCCGCCTCGTTGCCGGTCGCTGAATAGCGATTGACCCGCGCCAGCCGTTCAATCTGGCGGCCTAACAGGTCGATTTCTTTGAAGTCTTTCCCCTCCTTGACGTCTTTCATGATGAGCTGAATCAACCGCGCTTCCATGCTTTGCTCCACGCGGGAAATGGGCGCGATGTCGTCCCATTTATCGCGCAGTTTCCAGCTCTGCACGGTCGGCCCCTTGAGGTTCAGCGTTTCCGCAATTTGGCGCACAGAAAAGCCCTGCCAGTAGAGCAAGGCAGCTTGGCGGCGCGGATCGCTGATGATGGTTGTTGCCTGTGTCGTATTCATGCCGCCAAGGCTACGAAAGCGCCGGGCGACTCGCATTAAGCCCTTGTTGTGCCTCAGATCTTCCAACCGCAACGCGTTGAGACGCGGCGCCATTCCCCCGAAACTAGCCCCGAACCCAATCACCACAACCGGAGCCGTTTACATGGCAAAGAAAGTTACTAAGTTTTTCCGCATCGGCGTTGAAGGCGACACCGTTGACGGCCGCGAGATCGGCGCTGCGGATATTCAGCAGATGGCCGCGACCTACAGCCCGAAGGTGTACGGCGCCCGCATCAACATGGAACACATCAAGGGGATTTTGCCGGACGGTTATTTTCGTCGTTACGGCGGCGTGGTTGAGCTGAAGGCCGAGAAAATCGACGAGCCGGACGAACCGCTGTTGCACGGCAAATGGGCGCTGTATGCCAGTCTGGCCCCGACTGCCGATCTGGTGTCGATGGTCGGCGCGGGCCAAAAAGTGTTTACCTCGATGGAGATCCGCCGCGATTTCGCCAAGACCGGCAAGTCGTATCTGGTCGGGCTGGCCGTCACCGATGATCCGGCGAGCCTCGGCACTGACATGCTGGAGTTCAGCCGCCGCCACGAGAACGTCGAGTTCTCCGCGCCGCTGGAAGTCCATTTCGATTTTGAGCCGGTCGCTGACCCGGAAACCTCATTCTCTGCCCGCATCAAAGCGATGTTTAGCCGCAAGCAGGCCACCGACGATGTGCGCTTTGGTGAGATGGAAGGCGCCGTGATGACCGTGGCCGAGCAGTTGCAGGAAGCGGACACCCGCTTTACCGAGACAATCGCTGCACTGAGCGAGCAGGTTGCCGACCTTAAACAGCAGGTTGAAACCGGCAGCAACGCGTTCAGCGCGCTGAAAGCCCAGCTTTCCACCTCGGAAGATTTCAGCCAGCAGGCGCGCCCGGAGGCCACCGGCGGTAACAGCGCGCAAGACGTGCTGACCGACTGCTAAGGCAGTCACACCCGATAAAACCGAACAAAAACAGGAAGAAAAATGCGCAAGCAAACTCGTTTTAAATTTAATGCGTTTATGTCCCGCCTCGCCGAACTGAACGGCGTCGCTACCGGCGATCTGGATAAAAAATTCAGCGTTGAGCCGTCCGTTACGCAAACCATCATGACCCGCGTACAGGATTCCTCGACGTTCCTGACCCGCATCAATATCGTGCCCGTTAAGGAAATGAAGGGAGAGAAAGTCGGTTTAGGTGTGAGCGGCTCCATCGCCAGCACCACCGACACCGCCGGCGGCGATGAACGCGAAACGGCCGACTTTGCCTCGCTGGATGCAGAAGGCTATTTCTGCCAGCAGGTGAATTACGATTTCCACATCCGCTACAACACCCTTGACCTGTGGGCCCGTTATCAGGATTTCCAGACCCGTTTACGCGATGCAATTGTTGAACGTCAGGCGCTTGACCGCATCATGATCGGCTTTAACGGTACGCACCGCGCCAAAACCTCCAACCGCGTTAAATTCCCGCTGTTGCAAGACATCGGGCCGGGCTGGTTGCAGAAGTACCGCGAGAATGCGCCGGGCAGCGTGATGAATAAAGTCGTGGCGGAGGACGGCAGCGTGGTGTCTGAAAAAGTCCGCGTGGGCGCCGGTGGCGATTATGCCAACCTCGACGCGCTGGTGATGGATGCCACCAATACCCTGATTGCACCGTGGTATCAGGAAGACCCGGAACTGGTGGTGATCTGCGGTCGCCAGCTGCTGGCCGACAAGTATTTCCCGCTGGTCAATCAGGAACAGCCCAACACCGAAGCGATGGCCGCCGATCTGATTATCAGCCAGAAGCGCATCGGCAACCTGCCCGCCGTGCGCGTGCCGTACTTCCCGGCGGATGCGCTGCTGATTACGCGCATGGATAACCTGTCTATCTACTGGCAAGAGGACACGCACCGCCGCCATATGGTGGAAAACTCGAAGCGTGACCGCATCGAAAACTATGAATCCATCAATGAGGATTATGTGGTGGAGGATTACGCCTGCGGCTGTCTGGTGGAGAACATTAAGCTGTTACCGACGGAGCCAAAAAAAGATGAAATCGCCGAGCTGGCCGAGGCCATTGTTAAGGCGGTCAAAGTAGCCGCCGCACCAGCGGAGCCTGCCGCTGATACCGAGGTGAAAGCCCCGGAGGAAGCACCGGCAGACGACAAAGCGAAAGGCGGTAAATAACCATGACCAGCCCTGCCCGCCGTCACCTTATGCGCCAGTCAGCGGTCGAGGCCGCGCAGCGGGAGAATGACCCGCTGCGCCACGCCAACGGCTATGAACTGATGATGCTTAAACTCTATGAAGATAAGCGAAAGCTCAAACAGGTGCGCTCAAACGAGCGTAAAGCCGAACTCAAGCGCCAACTGCTGCCGGACTATGCCCCCTGGGTTGCCGGTGTGCTGGCCGAAGGTCGCGGCGCGCAGGACGCCATTCTGATGACGGTCATGATCTGGCGTCTGGATGCCGGGGATATTCCCGGCGCGCTGGACATCGCCCGCTATGCGCTGCGCTACCAGCTGGCGCCGCCGGGCAATTTCGCACGCTCCACGCCATACCTCATCGCAGAAGACGTCGCCGAGTCTGCCACCCGCGCCTTTGAGGCCGGGGAGCCGGTCAACATTGACCACCTCACGCAGACGATGGAACTCACCGACGCAGAAGACATGCCCGACCAAGTGCGCGCCAAGCTGCACAAAATCACCGGGTACGTCTTGCGCGCGGCGGGCAGGGCTGAACTGGCATTAAACCACCTTAAACGTGCGCTGCAGTTGCATAACGGCTGCGGCGTGAAAAAGGACATTGAACGGCTGGAGCGGGCGATACGCACTTCCGCCAACCGCTGACAGAACGCGCCCCGCGCCGGGCGGCACGACGGCCGCGACAGGTTTCACCTCGTTAACGTCGTCGTCCACCGCCCCCTAACTTTCTGAGGTCATATGAGCACCGTTGTGATCCAACGGCCACGCCCGGACGCGCCAGCACCGCGCCCGGAGGATGAGCCGATCGTTAAAAACGTCTTTTTCTGGCCGGACATTGACCCGGCGGACGTGCGCGACGTGATGCGCATTGAAGGCACCATCACCGCCCCGCGCCTGCGGCTGGCAATTAAAAGCGCGATCGCGGAGGTGAACGCCGAATTGTTCACCTTCCGCCGCGACCAGATGGCCGACGGCTATCAGCGGCTTGAGGATGTGCCGGGTGAACAGCTCGACGGCGAAAGCGTGCGGGTGAGCGAATACCGCAATGCCGTTAGCGCGATGACCATGGCGACGCTCTCGGAGCAATACCGCAGTTTCGACACCACCGCCACCGGCGGCCGCAAGGCTGATGTGGTCGAAGCCTCGATCGGCGAGCTGTGGCGCAACGCCCGCAACGCGATCAGTAACGTGGCCGAGCGTAGTCACTGCATCATCGGGCTGCTCTGATGAGGGTTTACGCCCTGCAGGGCGACACCGTTGACGCGATTTGCTGGCGCTACTACGGGTGCACGCAAGGCGTGGTTGAGCAGGTCTATTCGCTAAATGAAGGGCTGGCCGCAGCCGGGGTGATTTTGCCCCACGGCCACCCGGTCGAGCTGCCGGACGTAACCGCCGCGCCGCAGCGTGAAACCGTCAATCTATGGGATTAAAAACATGGAGCGCATCACCTCATTTTTAGCCTACGCGGTAGCGATGTTCCTCGCGTGGATCGGCAAGTATTCCCCGCAGGACATCGCTTTTATGGTTGGCGCCGCCGTGGGCGTCGGAACGTTCCTCGTCAACTGGTACTACCGCCGCAAAAGCTACCAGCTGTTGAACAAGTTGGGTGTCAGCCGGAGGGTTTACGATGAACTCAATCGCTAAACGCTGCAGCGTGGCCGCCGTGCTGGCGCTGGCGGTGCTACTGCCACAATTCAGCGCGCTGCAGATCTCTGAGGCCGGGTTGCGCCTGCTGGCCGATTTCGAGGGCTGCCGTTTATCCCCTTACCAGTGTCAGGCGGGCGTCTGGACAAGCGGCATTGGCCACACGGCCGGGGTAAAGCCCGGCGCGGTTATCAGCGAGCGCCAAGCTGCCGTTAACCTCGTTGCCGACGTATATCGTGTGGAGCGCGACATAGGCCGCTGTATGCCTGTCATGATGCCGCCGCCTGTTTATGACGCGGTGGTGTCCTTTGCCTTTAACGTCGGCGTCACGGCCGCCTGCGGCTCTACGTTGGCCGGTTTCATCAAGCTGCAGGACTGGCGCAACGCCTGCCAGCAGTTGCCGCGCTGGGTGTTCGTCAACGGCGTCAAATCGCCGGGGCTGGAACGGCGCCGGGCGGCGGAGCTGGCCCACTGCCTGATCGGGGCCGCGCAATGAGCCGCGCGATCGGCTGGTTTCTGGTGCTGGCGCTGGTCGTCGCCGGTTGGATGAAATGGCAGGTTGTCACATTGGGTGAACGGTTGGAAAGCGCCCGGCAGGAGAACGGCCGGATAGCGGCGGCGCTGACCGATACCCGCGCGGCGATCGACACGCTGCAGGCGGCGGCCGGTCGGCTGGCGCAGGAAGAGGAAAAGTTAAGGGGCGACCTAAACGCCGCGCACCGGCTGGCGCTGACGCGCGAGCAGAAAATACAGAGGTTACTCAATGAAAATCAGCAATTACGCGATTGGTTTAACACTGCTTTGCCTGCTGACGTTGCCCGGCTGCACCAGCGCCCCGGTTTCACCGACGCCGCGGATTATCTACGTTGGCTGTCCGAAAGTGAGTCCGTGCCAAATCCCGGCCAGCCGCCCGGCGACTAACGGCGAACTGAGCGCCGATATTCGCCAGCTTGAAAACGCCTTGGCGGCCTGCGCGGTGCAGGTCGAAACGATAAAACAGTGTCAGGAACAACACGATGTTAAAACCGCAACAGCTCCGCGCTGAGCTGACAAGCTGTCTGCCGTGGCTACAGCGCAACCCTGAAAATCTGCAAGTGAGGGTAGAACGCGGCAATGTGGCCGCCACGCTTGCCGCCTCGCTGTCCCATGAGTACCGCTATACGCTTAACCTGCTGTTTTTGGACTGCACCGGCGATCTGGATTTAATCATGGTGCCGATTCAGGCATGGTTACGGGAGAACCAGCCGGACATCATGGCAACCGAGGAAAAGCGCCGCACCGGGATCACCTTCGCGAGTGACTTCAACAACAACGGCTCTTACGATTTCAGCGTATCGCTGCAGCTGACCGAGCGTGTTTTGGTGAAAGAGCAAGGCGATGGCGCGTTGTATGTTGAGTACCTGCCGGAGCCGCCGTTACCGGAGGACGTGACGCGGCCGATGCAGCTCTTTGTTCACGGCGAATTAGTGAGTGAATGGCATGAGCGAGCTTAACCCCTTTGACACCCGGCTGGCCGGACTGATTGCCAAGCTGTCGCCACAGTCGCGTAAGTCGCTGGCTGTTGCCGTGTCAAAGCGCTTGCGCGCCGGTCAACAGCAACACATCAAACGTCAGCAGGCTCCGGACGGCACACCCTACGCGCCGCGCAAAACTCGGCTTCGCAGCAAAAAGCGCCTGCGCGAACGGGCGATGTTCTCCAAGCTGCGCACCGCGCGCTACCTGAAAGCCCAGGGTAACAGCGATGCGGCCGTGGTTGAGTTTGTCGGACGGGTTCAGCGCATGGCCAATGTGCATCATTACGGCCTGCGCGATCGGCCTACGCCGCACAGCGAGGCGGTAAAATATGAGGTTCGGCCGTTGTTAGGTTTTAGCACAGCAGATATCAAACTTGTTGAAAAATCTATACTGTCCCACCTTGGTTCATTGGAGTAAACTCAGGCAAGTCAAAGTGGTCATAAAAAAGTTGACTTGCCTGTGGGTAGTCTATTTTTTTAAATTTCTTTAATCACATGCAAGAGGATTTTGTCTATGTTTAATAGTAAGTTGGTTAAATAACTTTTTGTAATAATTAACTCTCCATCTTTTATGGATATTTCAGGGTTTTTGTTTACTACTTTATGTGTTTGTTTTGAAGGCTTCCCATTGTTGTGAACTATGTTGTTTCTTATTGTGTTTTCGTCAATCATGAAAGCCCACTCATTTTTTATAGATAAGAAACTTACGGAGAATTCATTTTCGAGAGTTTCCTTGTAATGTTGCAATGTGGATTTGTGTCGAGGTTTTTTCTGTAGAGTGGTTCCCTTTTTGGTGTTTAGTATCCTTATTATTTCTTCTAAGGTAGACTCTAAATATGAGTGCAACGAAACGATGAATGAACGTCGAAATATATTATTAACTTTATGTGTTATTTCACTGTGTTGTTCTGCAAAATCATCGTCAATGTCATATGTGTTTTCATTTGGCGACAGCGTTTCTATGTAAGATTTATATGACTTACCTAGTTTATTTATATCTTTATGGAATTTATTTTCCATTTCAGTTAAATACGAGTTGAAACTTTCAATTTTTGATGTGTGTCCATGATTAATTAAGAATAAAAAAAATCTAGTTAGGTCGTTTTTTTTAAATGGCATATTTGTAGATGTCATGGTGAGAATCCTTTTTTAGTTAGAGGCTTGATTATAACCGAATTGTTGTGTTGTTTCTTATACCTTCCAACCTCTCTTTTTTGCAACTATCCGCGCCGGGCGGCATCCTTCCAGCATGAACAATCAACACGACATTTTGCGCCTGCTGCGCAACCTGATCCGCATCGGCACCGTGAGCACCGTTGACCTTGATAACGGCCTGTGCCGCGTCGAAACCGGCGGCAATCTTACCGACTGGCTCAACTGGTTAACCTGTCGCGCCGGGCGTACCCGCAGCTGGTCGGCGCCTTCCGTCGGCGAGCAGGTGCTGATCTTTGCGCTGGGTGGCGAACTCGATACCGCTTTTGTGCTGTGCGGCGTTTTCTCTGACGACTTCCCGGCCCCGTCTGCGTCGGCGGATGCGCAGCATATCGCATTCCCTGATGGCGCGGTCATCGAGTACGAACCGGAAACCGGCGCGCTGAGCGTGTCCGGCATTAAAACCGCTGACGTGCAGGCGTCGGAGTCCATCACCGCCAGCACCAAAGTGGTGATCGTTAAGGCTGACAAAATCACGCTCGATGCGCCGGAGGTGGTTTGCACCAACAGACTCTCCACCGGCACGCTGGAAGTGCAAAAAGGCGGGGCGATGCGCGGGAACATTGAGCACAGCGGCGGTTCGTTCTCGTCGAATGGCGTTGTTGTTGATACGCACGCCCACGGCGGCGTCCAGACCGGTGGCGGACAAACGGGGAAACCAACATGAACAGCGCCAAATATATCGGCATGCACCGAGGCACCGGCCGCACGCTGACGGACATCGAGCATATTCGCCAGTCCGTGGCGGACATCCTGATCACGCCGCAGGGTTCGCGCCCGATGCGCCGGGCTTATGGCTCGTTGCTCTCTGAGCTGCTCGACCAGCCGCAGAACGACGCGCTGCGCCTGCAGATTATGGCCGCCTGCTATAGCGCGATTTTGGCGTGGGAGCCGCGCGTCAAGCTGACCGGCATCGCTTTTAATACCACCTATGACGGCAAGATGGTGATCGACATCACCGGCACCCGCACCGATGCCCCCGGCGCGCTGTCGCTGTCTGTTCCTGTGAGCTGAAACCATGGCAACGATTGACCTTTCACAGCTGCCTGCGCCGATCGTCGTTGAGGTGCTGGATTATGAAGACATTTTGGCCGAGCGTAAGGCTACACTGATTTCGCTTTACCCGGAGGAACAGCGGGAGGCCGTCGCGCGCACACTGGCGCTGGAGTCGGAGCCGATCGTTAAGCTGCTGCAGGAGAACGCCTACCGCGAGGTGATTCTACGCCAGCGCGTCAATGATGCTGCGAAAGCGGTGATGCTGGCGCACGCCACCGGCGAAGATCTCGACCAGCTCGGCGCCAACTTCAACACGGCGCGACTGGTGATCACCCCGGCGGATGAAAGCACCATCCCGCCGACACCGGCAGTCATGGAAGCGGATGAAGATTACCGCCTGCGCCTGCAGGATGCTTTCGAAGGCATGAGCACAGCGGGATCGGCCGGTTCCTACCGTTTTCACGCCCGCTCGGCCGATGGCCGGGTGGCTGATGTGACGGCAATCAGCCCATCACCGGCTAACGTGACCGTCACCGTGTTGTCACGAGACGGCGACGGCACCGCCAGCCCCGAACTGCTGCAGGTTGTCCGCGACGCGCTGAATGATGAGGACGTGCGCCCGGTCGCCGATCGCGTCATCGTGCAATCAGCCAAAATTGCCCCGTATGTTATCGAGGCCGTTTTATACCTGTATCCCGGCCCGGAAGTGGCGCCTATCCTCGACACCGCAAACAAACGGCTACGCGCCTATGTGCAAAATATGCGGCGCCTCGGGCGCAGTATCCGGCGCTCAAGCATGAATGCGGCATTGACCGTTGAAGGTGTCGAACATGTGGAAATCATCAAGCCTGCTGCTGACATCGTGCTTGATAAAACGCAGGCGGGCTACTGCACCGGCGTGAACATTACCCCAGGGCGTGCCGATGACTAACCGCTTATTGCCTGTCGGCTCCTCACCGCTGGAAGTTGCCGCCGCTGCCGCGTGTGCTGAGCTGGAGCGCGTGCCGGTTCCCCTGCGTGATTTGTGGAACCCGAAAACCTGCCCGGTGCATCTGCTGCCTTATCTTGCGTGGGCGTTCTCTGTCGATCGCTGGGATGAGGCGTGGCCGGAGGACGTCAAGCGTGGCGTGGTGTCTGCTGCGTTCTACATCCACCGACACAAGGGCACCATCGGCGCCGTGCGCCGTGTGGTGGAGCCGCTCGGCTACCTGATTAATGTTATCGAATGGTTCCACACCGACGGCGCCGATCCGCCCGGCACCTTCCGGCTGGATATTGGTGTACTTGAAACCGGCATCACCGAGGAAATGTATCAGGAAATGGAGCGCCTTATCGCCGACGCCAAGCCCCTGAGCCGCCACCTGATCGGCCTCAACATTTTGCAGGACATCCCCGGCCGGATTTACACCGGCGCGGCCGCCATTGATGGCGATGTTATTACCGTTTACCCCGGATAAGAGAAAATCATGAATAAATACAAAGCGATTATTACCACCGCCGGGGCGGCCAAGATTGCCGCCGCCAGCGCGGGCGGCACGCAGTTGAAAATTGTCCGTATGGCCGTCGGCGATGGGAACGGCACGCTGCCGACACCTAACCCGGCCCAGACCAAGCTGGTCAACGAGAAATACCGCGCGGCGCTCAACGGGCTGACTATCGATAAGACGCTGAAAAATCACATTCTGGCCGAGATGATTATTCCGGCAAACGTCGGCGGCTTCTGGCTGCGTGAGATGGGCCTCTATGATGAGGCCGGGACGCTGATTGCCGTCAGCAACATGGCGGAGAGTTACAAGCCGAAGCTTGAAGAGGGCAGCGGCCGCACGCAGACGCTGCGCATGATCCTGATTGTCAGCAGCACCGAGGCGATTCAGGTGATCGCCGGTGGCGACACCGTGCTGGCGACCAAGGATTTTGTGGCCGACGCGATCGCCGCGCATGAGAAAACCCGAAACCACCCGGAAGCCAGCACCACGGCGAAAGGGATGGTGCAGCTGAGCAGCGCAACAACCAGCACCGACGAAACGAAAGCCAGCACGCCGAAGGCACTTAAAACTGTCAGCGATGCCAGCATGAAAAAGACCGCCAATCTGTCCGACTTGCCCGACAAGGCCGCCGCGCGTGGCAATCTGGCGCTGGGCGATGCTGCGACGCGCAACGTCGGGGTAGAAGGCGGGCAACTGATGGCCGTCGGCGCGTTTGGTCTGGGGGCGGGCGCGCGGGCTTTCGATAACGCTTATTGCAACACTGCGCAAATTTACCGGCTGAATGCGACCTCTGAGAACAAGCCGCCGATCGCTGGAAATATTGCCGCCGGGGTGCTGAGCTTGCCTTGCGATGCCGCACCCTCAACGGGCTATGTCAGCGTGTCGGGGCTGGGGCATGGTTTTATTGGCCGTTCTAACCGGCCGGAAAATGGGGTGGTGTGGTCACGGATTTACACCACGGACTACAAACCGACGGCTGCCGATGTCGGTGCATGGAGTAAAACCGAGGCTGACGGCCGTTTTCTGATGCTGTCCGGCGGCACGGTTAAAAAACTGGCTATTAAGCCCGGTAGCGCTGAAACGGATGGGGATTCACTTAGTATTGAGGGAAGCCAGCATACGCCGTTGGTCATGAGCCGCCCTTCAGCGCAGAGCAATTTATCACTCGGTTTCCAAGTCGCCGGGAAGGCACTGATGCGTCTTGGTTTGGGGATGGATAACGAGTTGCATTGGGGAACTGAGCCTAATCAGGGGGCAAACCCGCGTATTTATACGACGGCTAAGCCGCCTACAGCACAAGAAACCGGTGCACTGACGGATGCGCAGGCTATGCAGAAATATGCGCTCCGATCCATCAAGGTGAACGGCAAACCGTTGAGCGGGGATGTCAATCTGTTGGCGGGGGATGTCAACGCATGGAACAAAACCGAAGCGGATGGCCGCTATGTAAAACAGACCGGCGACACGATGAAAGGGGCGTTAACTCTGCCGCGTATCGTATTCCCGAACGAAAATACCGCCAATGCAGACGATGACTTAAATCGCGAAGATGGCTTTACCGTTGAGTCATTGGTTGCCACTACCAATAAGGGCTATCCCGTGCCGGGCGGCATGGGGGTGTTGTTTACCGGGAAAGTGAACGAGTTCCGCAATGTGCAATTTGCCGTAGGCTCCGGCGATATGGCGTTTTATTTGCGCTCGATGCGAAAAGACAACTCGGCTTCGCTCCGCTGGGCGCGAGTTTATACGACGGACTACAAACCGACGGCGGCTGACGTTGGCGCGCTGACCGACGCGCAGGCCGCGCAGAAATACGCGCTGCGCTCTATCAAGGTGAACGGTAAGCCGCTGTCCGCTGATGTGAATTTATTGGCCGCTGACGTTAACGCGTGGAATAAAACCGAAGCAGATGGCCGCTATCTGGCAAAGACCGGCGGGCAGCTAACCGGGACGCTAAAGACCAGCGCGGAGATCCAATCTACCCATATTGATAATTATCGCATGGTCGGCGGCGGGTTCGGTTCCTTCTGGCGCAATGACGGCAACCGGCTTTACCTGCTGCTGACAAAAGAAAACGACCAGTACGGTACATTCAACAACCTGCGTCCGTTCTCTGTGGATGTCAGAACCGGTGCCGCCGCCTTTGAGTCGGGTATTCATATCGGCGGTAACTGGCCCGCGATCACCACCTCCAGCGGGACAACGTGGCATCCGGACGGAAACGTACAAGGGTCAGCATGGGGCGGATACCTCAGCAACTGGCTTAATCAAAATATCTCGGCTGCGCAGAACAATGCGCAGAATTGGGCGTATCAGAATCTGGTTCAGGGCGTGCGCATGGCCGGGCGCACGGTTATCGCGGATACCGGCGGGCGCATCGATTTACCGCCGGGCTGTGTTTATACGGGTATGTCCGGCTCAAACTACAACCCCTCAATCTGGGGCGCTTATTCAGCGGTTCAGGTGCTGATTAACGGCACATGGGCAACAATTGGAACGGTGTAAAATGCAACACATTAAGAATTTGAAAAGATACACGCCGGAAGAATTATTCCTCGGCGAGAACGTGATTTATCTTCAGGATGATAACGGTATTGACTGGTACGCCGCGCAAAAATTGTTTTCGCCGGACACTGTAAAACTGGCTTATGACGAAAGCGGCATTATCTGCGCGATTAACAGCGATGTGTCGATGCTGTGGCCGATTGGCTTATCGGTTATTGAGCTGAATCCAACGAAACTGCCAAAGCGCTGTCTGGCTAATGGTGAGTGGGTCTTTGACGGTAAGAAGGTGAGCCAGCGCATCTATTCCGCTGAAGAAAGGACGGTGAGGGCTGAAGCCAGAAAAAATGAATTACTGGCGATCGCGGGTAAGGCTGTTGCGCCGCTTCAGGATGCTGTTGATTTGGATATGGCGACCGAGGCAGAAAAAGCGCTGTTGGCGGACTGGAAAAAATACCGCGTGACGCTGAATCGCCTTGATATGTCAGCCCCGGAAATTGACTGGCCGGTGGCGCCCGCCGCCTAAGAAAAAAGCCCGCAGCGATGCGGGCTTTTGTATTTGCGGTATTCCCTGATGTTGCCGCATCTACCTTTCGACATTACCCCGCCCGGCTAAAATCCGTCCAATTGATTGCATAGATCAATACAGCGTTATTGATCGGCGCGAGCGATCGTTATTCCCTCAAAAATCTCCCAATCCGGCCCTGCCTGTTGTCTGGTCGGCCTTCCAGCACCCACCGCGTGCGGCCCGGCGCGCCGGGCGTCATCATGCCTGCACCTACTTACCATGGAGCAAGTTAATGGGCGATTATCATCACGGCGTGCGCGTCGTCGAAATCAACGACGGCACCCGCGTTATCTCCACCGTATCTACGGCAATCGTCGGCATGGTCTGCACGGCGGAGGATGCCGACGCATCGGTTTTCCCGCTCGATACCCCGGTACTTATCACCGACGTGCTGGCCGCCTCCGGCAAGGCCGGTAAAAAAGGCACGCTGGCGGCGTCGCTGCGGGCGATCGCTGAACAGGCGAAGCCGGTCACGGTAGTTGTCCGCGTTGCCACCGGCAAAGACGCGGCGGAAACCACCTCCAACATCATCGGCGGCGCGAACGCTGAAGGCCGTTACACCGGCATGAAAGCGCTGTTATCTGCACAGGCTGAGCTGGGAGTTAAGCCACGCATCCTCGGCGTGCCGGGGCTGGATAATCAGGAGGTCGCGACGGCGCTGGCCGGGATTTGCCAGCAGTTGCGCGCGTTCGGCTATATCAGCGCCCACGGCTGCAAAACCGTGCAGGAGGCGATCAAGTACCGCGACAATTTCAGTCAGCGCGAGCTGATGCTGATCTGGCCGGATTTTGTCAGCTGGAACACTACCGCCAACCAGAGCGACATCGCCTACGCCACCGCCCGCGCGCTGGGCCTGCGTGCCAAAATCGACACGGAAACCGGCTGGCATAAGACGCTTTCGAACGTCGGCGTTAACGGCGTGACCGGCATCACCGCCAGCGTGTTCTGGGATTTGCAGGCGCCCGGCACCGATGCCGACCTGTTAAACGAGGCGTGTGTTACCACCCTTATTCGCAAAGACGGCTTTAAGTTCTGGGGTTCCCGCACCTGTTCCGATGATCCGCTGTTCATGTTCGAGAACTACACCCGCACCGCGCAGGTGCTGGCCGACACCATGGCCGAGGCGCACCTATGGGCCGTTGACCGCCCGGTGACACCTACGCTGGTGCGCGACATGATTGACGGCATCAATGCGAAATTCCGCGAGCTGAAATCCGCCGGGCTGATTATCGACGGTAATTGCTGGTACGACGAAAGCGCCAACACCGTCGAAACCCTGAAGGCGGGCAAGCTGTTTATCGATTACGACTACACGCCGGTGCCACCGCTGGAAGATTTAACCCTGCGCCAGCGCATCACCGATCGCTATCTGGCGACGTTTGCGGCATCAGTGAACCGCTAAAGGAGACGTTAGAACATGGCACTGCCGAAAAAACTGAAATACCTGAACCTGTTTAACGACGGCTACAGCTACATGGGCGTGGTGTCCTCGCTGACGCTGCCGAAGCTCACCCGCAAGCTGGAGAAATACCGGGGCGGCGGCATGAGCGGCGCGGCCTCCATCGATATGGGGCTGGACGATGACGCGCTGGCCGTTGAGTGGTCGATGGGCGGCATTGATGAGCTGGTGCTGAAGCAGTGGGGCGCCGTCGATGCCGTGCCGCTGCGCTTTGCCGGTTCCTTCCAGCGTGACGACACCGGCGAGGTGTCCGCTGTGGAAGTGGTGATGCGTGGCCGCCACAAAGAAATCGATTTTGGCGAGTACAAGCAGGGCGAGGATACCGAAACCAAGGTTTCCACCGAGTGTACCTACTTCAAGTTGACCGTGGACGGCAAAGAGCTGATCGAAGTCGATACCGTGAACATGGTCGAAAAGGTCAACGGCGTTGACCGGCTGGCCGAGCATCGCAAGGCGATCGGCCTGTAATTTTTGCGCCAGCCCGCAGGGCTGGCCCTTTTCCCCCTGATTTGAGAGAGCACCATGAAAAACGCAAAAGAAAATACCGTTACCCTTGACACCCCGATCCAGCGCGGTGAAACCACCATCACCGAGGTGCAGGTGATTAAACCGAACGCGGGCGCGCTGCGCGGCGTCGGGCTGGCGGAGATCGCCAACGCCGACGTTGACGCGCTGCTGGTTGTGCTGCCGCGTGTGACCGTGCCGAACCTGACCAAAGAAGAATGCGCGCGCCTTGAGCTGCCGGATTTGGTGGCGCTGGCCGGGAAAGTGGTCGGTTTTTTGTCGCCGAACTCGGTGGCGTAATCCCCGACGCCCGGCTGGGCGTTGATGACCTGATGGCGGACGTCGCGGTGATCTTCCACTGGCCGCCGTCTGAAATGGCCGGAATGACGCTCACGGAGCTGTTGAACTGGCGCCATTTGGCACTGCAACGCAGCGGAGTGAATCACGATGAGTAAAAGCCTGCAGCTACAGGTGCTGCTGAAGGCCGTAGACCAAGCCACCCGCCCGCTAAAGAGTATCCAACAGGCCAGTAAATCACTGGCCGGTGACATCAAAACCACGCAGCAAACCCTCAAGGCTCTGGACGCGCAAAGCGCCCGGATTGAGGGATTTCGCAAGGCGCAGGGCCAGCTCGCTGTCACCGGCAAGGCACTGAAGAAAGCCAAGGAAGAGGCGGCCGCGTTGGCCGTCCAGTTCAAGGCGACGGGAAAGCCAACGGCGCAGCAAGCGCGCTTGTTGGAGGCATCAAAGCGCGCCGCCGCCGAGCTGCAGACGAAATACAACGGCCTGCGCCAGTCGGTGCAGCGCCAGCGTGACGCGCTCAACGCTGACGGCATCGCTACCCGGAACCTGAGCGCCGAACAGCGCCGGTTGAAGGCCAGCGCCAGCGAAGCCACGACAGCGCTGGGCCGCCAGCGCGGCGAGCTGGAGCGCTTGAGCAAGAAGCAAGAGCAGGTTAACCGCGTCGGCGCGCGTTACCGGGCCGGGCAATCGGCAACTGCGGCTGTCCGTAATACCAGCGCGGCCGGGCTGGGTATCGCTACCGCCGGGCTGGTCGCTGAAGGGGCGTTTATTGCGCCGGGGGTGCAGTTCGACAGGCAGATGTCAGACACGCAAGCCACGCTCGGACTATCGAAGAACGACCAGCAACTGGCCGCCATTCGCCAGCAGGCGCGGGATATTGGCGCCACCACTGCGTTTTCACCGACGGACGTCGCCCGCACGCAATCGGTGCTCGCCAAATCCGGCTTTAACGGCGATGCCATTCTGAAATCGACCGAATCAACGGTAAATCTGGCGCTGGCCTCAGATCTGGACATCGCCGACGCGGCCGACATCATCACTAACATGCAATCGGCGTTTAACATGCCGATAGACGAGATCCAGCGCGTCGCGGACGTGATGACCAAAGGTTTCACCAGCTCGAACAGTAACCTGCTCGATTTTGGCGAAGCGATGAAGTACGTCGCGCCGATCGCCGAGGCTGCCGGGGCAAGTATCGAGGACACCACCGCCTTGCTGGGTGTGTTGGCCGATAACGGCATCAAGGGGTCTATGGCCGGTACGGCGGCCAGCGCGATGTTTACGCGGTTACAGGCGCCCGTCGGGCAGGCGGCTGATGCGTTGTCAGAATTGGGCGTAAAAACCAAGGACGGCAAGGGGAACATGCTGCCGATCGCGAACATCCTCAAGAAAATTAACGGCTCGTTTAAAACCAACAAGCTCGGCACCGCGCAGCAGGCCGAATACCTGAAAGTCATTTTCGGCGAAGAGGCGATGAAAGGCGCTATCAAGCTGATTGACGCCGCCGGTAACGGCAAGCTGAGCGAGAAACACAGAACCGTTACCCAGTCAAAAGGGGCTACGGCCCAGATTGCCCGAGTGAAGGTGGACAACCTCGACGGCGACCTGAAAAACCTGTTTTCGGCGTGGGAAGATGTTCGCATTGAGGTATTCGACGGCCAGAATTCAGCGCTGCGCAAACTCACGGTTTCCGCCACCGAATGGCTCACCAAGGCGGGGGCATGGGTGAAGGCCAATCCTGAGCTGGTCGGCACGCTGGTGAAAGTCACGGCGGGCGTTACGGCCCTGATCGGTGGCCTCGCTGCGCTGGGCCTTATCGCATGGCCGGTGATGGCCGGGGTCAACATGTTGATCGCCGGGGCCGGGCTGCTGGGAACGGTCTTTACCACCGTTGGCGCCGGGATTGCGGCCGCATTCAGTGTGATCACCTTGCCGGTGGTCGCGGCGGCGGCGGTGATTGCCGGTGTGGCGTTGACTATCCGTAAATATTGGGAGCCTATCAGCGCCTTTTTAACGGGTATCGGCGAAGGCTTCAGCACCGCTTTCGCGCCGATGCGCGCCGCGCTTGTCCCGCTGGCTGGCGCATTTACGCCGCTGCTGAACATGGTGCGCAACGTCTGGCAGTGGTTCGGCAAGCTGATCGAGCCGGTGAAATCTTCACAGGCCGAACTCCAGACGGCCGCGCGCTATGGGCGCATGTTCGGTGAATGGATCGCGGCCGGATTGAGCTTGCCGCTGCAGCTGTTGGGCGGATTGCCCGGCCTGCTGACTGGCATCTGGGGTGTTGCGAGCGGCATTGCGGAGCGTGCCGCCGCCGTCTGGGACACCATCGGCGAGCGTGTTAACGCGGCATGGCTGGCGCTGAGCGCCGCCACGGTTCAGGCATGGGATCGGCTGACCGGCTGGCTTAATGGCAAATGGGAGGGACTGGTAAACGGGGCTAAAGCGCTGCCGGGACAGTTCAAAGAAGCCGGGATGAACATGATCAACGGGGTCATTGACGGTATCAGCGAGCGCTGGCAGGCGCTGAAAGACAAGTTTTCCAGCCTCACGGATATGCTGCCTGACTGGATGAAGTTTGGCGACGATGAGGCGGAGGTTAATCCGGCGATTTCATACAACCGCCCGGTGGTGCCGGGGCCGGGCTATGCGGGGGCATTCGACAAGGGCGGCATCATCCCGCGCGGCCAGTTCGGTATCGTCGGCGAGCGTGGCCCGGAGATTGTCAACGGCCCGGCGAACGTCACCGGGCGCCGGAAAACGGCGGCGCTGTCAGCGGCGATGTTATCGCTGTCAACGCCGGTGATGGCGTCGGCCCCGGCTGCCGCACCCGCTACGGTGCCAGCCCCGATCACGATTCAGGTGTACGGCGCCCCCGGCCAAGACGCGGCATCTATTGCGCGCGAAGTTTCGCGCCAGCTTGAGGCCGAACGACGCAAACACGCGGCCGCCGCGCGCAGCCGCATGAACTACGGAGGGTAAAATCATGATGTTAACGCTTGGCCTGTTTGTTTTTATGCTGCAGACGCTGCCGTATCAATCCATGAACCGCAACGCGGAATATCGCTGGCCGAGCAACGCCCGCGTTGGCCTGCGCCCGGCGGCGCAATTTCTGGGGATGGATGAGGAAAAAATCACGCTGTCCGGGGTGCTGCTGCCGGAGATCACCGGCGGCCGCTGGTCACTGCTGACGCTGCAACTGATGGCCGAGCAGGGCCGGGTGTGGCCGCTGATTGAAGGCACCGGCACGATTTACGGCATGTTTGTGATCGAGTCGATTTCTGAAACGCATTCCGAGTTTTTCGCCGACGGCAGCCCGCGCCGCACAGAGTTCACGCTCAACCTGAAGCGGGTCGATGAATCCCTGTCGGCGATGTTTGGCGATCTGCGCCAGCAGGCCGGGGAGCTGTACGATAAAGCCGGAGAGATGGCCGCCGGTGCTATGGGAGGGTTGTTATCATGATCACCGGCGTAAGCCTGCCAGCCGGGGCGCGAGTTGCCCCGGATTTTTCGCTGTTGCTGCAGGATAACGACATCACGCAGAACATCCGCAAGCGGCTGATTTCTCTTTCGCTGACGGATAACCGGGGCTTTGAGGCCGACCAGCTCGACATCGAACTGGACGACAGCGACGGACTGATGGCAATGCCTCAGCGCAACGCGGTGCTGTCGCTGGCGCTCGGCTGGCAAGGCTCGCCATTGACGCCAAAGGGCCAGTTTACGGTCGATGAGGTTGAACACCGGGGCGCGCCGGACACGTTGACTATTCGCGCGCGTAGTGCGGATTTTCGCGGCTCGCTGAACACCCGGCGCGATGAATCCTACCACGACACCACCCTTTCCGACATTGTGCAGAAGGTGGCTGCGCGCAATAAGCTGAAAGCCTCGCTGGCAGCCGGTCTGGGCACCATCAAAATCAGCCATATTGACCAGACGCAGGAGACGGACGCGGCATTTATTACCCGACTTGCAACGCTCAACGGCGCGGTGGCGGCGGTGAAAAATGGCGCTCTGCTGTTGTTGCGACCGGGGAACGGCGCCACGGTAGGCGGGAAGCCGTTGCCGGTGTATACCATCACCCGGCAGGATGGCGATCAGCACAGTTTCAGCATTGCCGATCGGGATGCCTACACCGGCGTAACGGCGAGCTGGCTCAATACAAAACAGCCGAAGCCGAAGAAAGTGAAGCTGCAGCGCAAGCCAAAAGAGCAGCATTTGCGCGCGCTGCAACACCCGAAGGCGAAGCCGGGCAGCAGCAAAAAACCGGGGGAACCGGCGGAGGCGGCGAAAGGCGACTATCTGGTGGGAGCTGACGATAACGTGTTTGCGATCACCAAAATTTACGCCGCCAAGGCCGCCGCAATGCGCGCCGCACAGGCCAAGTGGGAAAAGCTTCAGCGCGGTGTGGCTGAGTTCTCACTGTCGCTGGCGATGGGCCGGGCCAACATCACCCCGGAAACGCCGGTACGCGTCAGCGGGTTTAAAGCGGCGATCGATGCGCAAGACTGGATAGTGAGCAAAGTCACACACAATCTCAGCAATAGCGGCTTTACGACGGCGCTGGAGTTTGAGGTTTTGCTGTCGGATGTGATTTATGACGTACATGACTTTGCTTAATGAATTTGTAAATTAGATTAAAGCTAATTCAAATCCAGATCACAGAGCGTATTATCGCGGCAAGAGCCATTGATGAGGAATTAATCATGTTCCATTGCCCATTATGCCAGACTGCGGCCCATGCCCGCACCAGCCGCTATCTGAGTCAGCACACGAAAGAACGTTATCACCAGTGCCAAAATATCAACTGCGGGCATACGTTTAAAACGATGGAGACCTATGACAGTGCGATTATGACGCCGGGGCAGGTCAGGGCCGTTCCCCCGCATCCGGTCGGCGCTAGTGTGGCAGGCCAACAACAGGTTATGTGGATGTGA